CGTTCCGACAGTAAATGCCGCGGCATCCGCCGGATCGAGCGCGAGCGGCGTCACCGCCGTTCCGGTGCCGATCGTGGTGTAGCGAGAGATGTCCCATTCATAGGTCTGATCAGCCGCTGTGCCGATCGTGCCGAAGGTGAAGTCGTACAGCTTCCCGCGCTTGAGGGAAGTCGTCTGCGCGGTCACTTCCAGCAGCGACTTGTAAGTCGAAGTGATCGCCTGGAGCGTACCGGCGAGACCGTTGTTGACTGCGAACTTGGCCATGTATCGTCCTTTCCTAGTAAGGGATTATTTCCAGGCGACGTGCCGGCGGCGTTTCCAGGAAGGCCGGTGGAGAGTTTATCACCATAGCCGCTATATCGATACGTCCAGGGTTATAAAGCGGCGCCAACGGGTCTCCATAAAGCCGCCGGATTTCGGTGAGTTTTAGCGCACGGTTCCAAATTGCGACGTTCGCTATGCCGCCCGCGTGCCAGGCATTCGCCAGGCCGTTGTCTCCGAACCTCAGTGATTGCGTTGGCTGCGTGTTGTTGACCGTAGTGACGGCGGCGGCGGTGGCCCCTTGCTGGCCATTGACGTAAACCGTGACGTTAGCGCCGTCGAACAAGCCGACCACGTGGTTCCACGCATTCTCGATCATTAAGACCGAGCTGTCGCTGGTGCTGAAATGTGCGCCGCCGCTGGCGGAGACCCCGAATTTCGGGGCGCCTGTGACATTGTCGCTGTAGGACAGCGCGAACTGATCAGACGTCGTGGCGGCGTCGTTTAGAGCGGTGACCGGGAAGCTCCAATGTGCTGGCGCGAAATTCGGCCGCAGCCACACCGATACCGTTATTGCGTTGAGCGGCAGTTTGACTGAGTAATTTGTGTTTATAGAATTGGTCGAACCATTAGACGGGAAGTTGAGAGTGCGGCCCCACTTGCTGCCACCGCGATTGACGGTGCCGGTCCAGGTTGCCGATGTCTTGCAGCGGCCACAGGTGTCAACAACTTTGGTGCCAACGTTCTCGTTCAAAGGAAAGAAGTGCAGCAGTCCTTTGGCTAGACTGTCATTCCAGTCGATCGTGGCGGCGCCACTATCCTGATGGACTGCAAGTCGGTTTATGTGGTCCATCTAGATCACCGTGTACGTGACGCCGGTGTACGTCTTCTGATGATTGCCCTCCGTGGCGTCGAGCGCCTGCCCTGTAAAGTTCTGTAACACGAAGCCCCACTTTAACGGCAGCACTCCACCAAAGAAACTTGCGACAGAGATCACCGTTCGGTATGTGACGCTCACAGCTGGACAGCTCAGTACTACCGGCCCCTTCATATTGGACGGGCTGTCTATCGTCACCGAGGCATTTGTCCCAACCGCTTCCGCCGACGATGCGCTGTAGTTGGTGCCGTCTTCAGACCCGTATATATAAATGTAACATGCCTTATCATTTGCGAGCGCGGATGAGCTAGTCTTGACCGCTATCGTCAATAAAGCGTCGTCGAATAGATTGCTCGTGTTGTCAACTACGGCGCTACCTTGTCCCACAGTAGACGACGAAGCCTTAGAGGCCAAAGTACACGAAATGGCCGTGGAAGTTCCAAAAGCAATCTTGACTACTGCCATCTACGCCACCGTCACCTGGGTCCACGATGTACCGTCATAGAACGAGCCATAACGATTCCACGGGTTTTGGTTGTTAACCGCCTGCTGCAACGTGGTGAATCGCGTCACCAAAGCATTGCTGATCGCAGGAAACCCTGTCCCCACCGCGAAAGAAAATTCCTCCACCCTCTCCAGCACCTGCCCGGCCTGCAATGCGGTTAGTTCTCCAGCAGACAGACCGATGACGCGGCTCTTGAATGTCGCGTCGGCGTTGAACTGTTGACGGGCCGCAGGCACGGTCAGCCAGAAACATACGTTGTACCGCAAATCGCTGGGCAAACCAGGCTGATCAAGAATGATGATCTGTCGCGCCAAGGTGCATCTCCATCAGGCGTTGCCGGCGGTGATCGTGTAGGTGGTGACAGTGACCGCCTGACCCGCGGTGATGGACAGGTTGTCGAGCGTCAGGTTGCCGCCGCCACCAGTTATCGTGACGTTGCCCTGCTGGTGACAGGTACCGCCGCCGGAATACATGCGCCACGATGCTGCGCTTCCACTTCCTGACGCCGCCACAGTCCATGAACCAGCGATCGTGGTGACGCCGCTGGCGCTGGTCATAAACGTCGCGGGCAGTGTGATCGTTGCCAGCAGGCCGGACGGATCGGCCGCCGCGCAATTCACCGGCTCTGTGCCAGAGAATATTTTGACCGTGCCGGAACTACCCACCACAGTCTGGATGGCTGAGGTCTGCGCGTCCCGCAGGGCAGTCGAATACTGGAGCGCCACAGGTCAGGTCCTCACGGTGTGCGATTAAAGGCGGTTACGCTCGCGCCGGTCTCGTACTGCGCTGCGCCGAGCCGGAGGGTGCAGTCCACTGCCGTTCCGTTATCAATGAAGGCGACGCACTGCATATCGACAAAAACGCCACCCACCGGCGTGAGCACGTTGGTGTACGATGTCCGCACGAGCGGCCCACTAGCAGGCGTGATGCCAAAGCCCGGGGTAGATGAAGCAAGGTAGGCATTGCCGCTATCCTGCCAGTCGATCTGCATGCCCCATTCAAGACTGCCGATCGAGCCACTTACCAACGCATAATAAAATGAGTAGGAATACTGAGCGCCCGCGGTGGACGGGGTATCCGAGTCATCCGATATCATGAATACCTGGAGATAGCCGTCGGCGTCGGCTGTGCCGTTGAACCGTATGTCACAGGTGGGGAGGCCGTCACGGTCGGTACGGCGGTCAACCAGCGTGACGGTGATGCCGCCAGGGGTGGCTTGGACAAGCCAAGGAAGCACACTTGGTGCCGACCCGCCTGAGCCAATGACACCGACCACTGCGCTGGCAACCTCAGTTGTCGCAATCAGATTGGTGCGCAGCTGATAGCGTCCAGCGCGAGCGAGCATCAGGCAAGGTCCCCGAACACGTACCAGGTGTTCGTCGAATACTGCCAAGCCCAAATGATCGAACCAGCGGCGCGCGCGGTGGTCGTCCCTGTGCCCGACACGAGCGTCACACCGCTACCCGCCACGAAGCCTGGACGCCCAGCCGCACCCGAGAGCCAGACCAGCCCTAGCACGTTGCCGACGGCATAGGCGTTCGAGCTGTTGGGCGGGATGGTGAAGTTGGCGGCCGATGCCGCGTTGAACGGCACGATACAGCCGCGATCATCGAGGTTCGCGGCGGCCGGTGTGTAGTTGCCCGTCTTCACACCGTTCGGCGAGACACTGATGGAGAACGCGCTTTCCGAAGCGTTGCGGATTGCTCCCTCATTGATCGCGTTGGTGTTGTTGTCCTGCTGCTCCGTGGAGAGCGCCGAGGGCGCTTTGACGGTTCCGATCGCCATACCTATGCCCTCAGTGCCATCAGGGTGATGCAGCCGTCCGCCAACGTGGGGTCCTCCACGGCGGGGGCGACGCGCTGCAGCACGTCACCTACAATCAGCGACGCGCCAGGACCAGCCAGGACAGCGGACGTGTTGGTTGCCGGCGTGATAGTCACCGTGCCGATCAGCGTGGTCACCCCGCCGCGGATGCGGTTAAAGGTGAACACCGCGTTCGCTGTCGGCGGGGTCACGTCATACACCTGAGACCCGGCCAGCACAGCAGGGATCGAGATGCTGGACGCCATTACGATGTGCTGCATCTCGCCGGCTGCCGGCACGCCGGTAAATGGAAACGCGATGGGCACCTGCTGCAGCGAGGCCGGCAGCTGTGCATAGCCGATGCTGCCGGTCGCGACGCTGACTCCGCGCAGCACCAACGCCAATTCGGCCAGCAGCTGGTTGCCGTTGATCTGCTGAGCAACGATGCTGGACACGTCGGGTGGAAGAAACCCGGACACTAATAACCCCTGCCATCTGCCGCGACACGATAGCGAAACTTTCCCAGCCGGTTGAAGGAGCCGATGTCGTTGCCCTCCACCAAGATCGCCATCTGACGACCGCGCCCGGCGAACGGCGGGATGTACGCCGCGTGCGGCGACCAGGCGAACGGCCCGACGACGCTGTAATCGTCCGACGGTAGGTTGCGAAACAGCAGCGAGATGCGAATTTGCGGCTCGCCCAAGGTGATGAAGTCCGGAATGAACTGATCGACGAACTCCATGTCCTCGCCCTCGCCGAGGAAGAAGTCCGCGGTCTGCCAGGACCAGGCTATGCCTGTGCCATTGTCATCGCGCCCAATCTCGTGCTGCAGCATCAGTCCCGACGGATCGGTGCCAAGCGGGATGCCTGGCGCGGAGCCAGCCTGCAGCGTATGGCCGACCCAGGCGGTGCGCTGCAGCTGCGGCGAGATCGAGTAATCCCAGGCGTTTTCCACCACGTTGAACTTGACTGAGCCGCGGGTGACGCTGCCCGCAACGTAGAGGTCTGACGCAGGGTCGATCGGAAAGAACAGCTCGAATTCGTTGTAGGTCGCGTTGACGCCCATGTGAAACAGGCCGGGTTGGTTGAGGTCCCAGTTGTTGTAGAGGATGTCCCAGACCGAGCACGGCACCGGCTGCGGCGCGCCGCCAGCGATGCTCATCATGTAGAAGCCATGCGGCGATAGCCAGAACACGACCTGTCCGAGCACCGCAAAGCAGCGCATGCCGAGCAGCCCGCAACGCTGCGCGATCGGCTGAAATCCAAACACGAACGGCAGGCCCATATAGGTCATCGACCAGGCGCCAAGATCAGTCCAGAGGATGGCACCGAGGCCGGTGGGAAGGCCGCCAACCAGGCGGTTGCCTTGCGGGATGGTAAACGAGCCGGCCTGATTGAACTCGGTCGGCACCCAGTCGGTGTAGTCGCCGTTGGTCGACCAGCGCACCAGCATCGGCTGCTGCTGGCCAAACACTTCGGCGCCCAGCGCCACCACCATCCGGGCCTGCGACATGACGAAGACCGCGGTATTCGCGGTCGGCGCGTCGGGAGAGACAATGGCGGCCGGCACGATGGCCGGTGGGGTCCACTGATAAATTCCACCGCCGCTCGGGCTGGCGATTAGCACCGCGCCCCAGTTGGTCAGCGACCACTGCCGCATCGGTTGGATCGCCTGCTCGGACGCGAGCGACCCACCATAGTCTCCGGCGCCGTAGTCGCCGCCGCCATAACCAGAGAGCGCGGTGTCCTGCGCAAAGCCGGTCTGCAGCAGGTAGCGAATTTGCGCCGCACCGCCGTTGAGCGGCACGGTGGCGCCGCCAGAGGCGGTGTCAGTAACGCTGATGGTAAAGTGCGAACTGTCCGGCACAGTCTCCACGGCATAGAGCCCTTCGACCGTCACGCCGGAAAACGTGGTCGGGACCACCGCATTATAGGGCGAGCCGACGGCAAGACCGTGTTGCGGGAATTCCACCGTGATCACCGCGCTGCCGCCGGTCGACGTGTAGGTCGGCACCACCCCGCCCGACGTGGTAAACGTCGCGGGTGTCGCTGCCTCGACGGTGTATTCCGTGCCGCCGCCGGCACCCGATACCTGGTAGATACCAAACAGGATCAGCCCGTCGATCGAGACCGGTGTGGCGATGCTGATCCAGTCGCCAATCTGCGGCGCGTGGTCCGGGTCATCGATGGTGACCGCGGTGGACCCACCCTGCGTCGAGAAGGCCGGCAGCGGATTGGTGGTCGCCTGTAAGGGCGTAATGTCATCGATCACGCCGCCGGTGAACACTTCCAGCCGCTGCTCAGTACCGGCGACGATGTAGGAGTTGCCCTTGAGATCATCGAAGGCATGCAGCCCGCTACAGGTGCCGATCAGACGTTCGGCGGTCAGTTGCTGCCACCCGCCACGCTTTTCCGGCAGACCCGAACGGAACCGGATTAGCCGAGATGTATTCAGCTTGGTCTGGTTAGTCGTCGGGGTGTTCTGGACGTCGACCCCTGGCTCCAGGGTGAGGTCACGGTAAGCCACGGGTGTCACCTGCCGTCGCGGCCTTCAGTTCATCCAGCTCACGCATGACGTGTTGCAGTGCAGCAGTTAGGTAGGCGACGTCGTGCGCATAGTCGCGCGTCAGGCGATAGCCGCCCGCTACAGTGCCGTCGCTCTCGGCGTATTCGGGGCGCGCGTCCGGCACCGGCACCAGCGCGGCGCCGCGTCCGTTGATCCATTCCTCTTGGGCGATAAAGCCCGAGGAGTCCTTGCCGCCCTTCCAGGTAAAGGTGACCGGCCTGGCACGGTCGATCCACTCGCGCGCTCGCGCGGGGGAGATGGTTTCGATGGCTTCCTTGGCGCGGGCATCAGACGTGGTGAAGAAACCCTGGCCGACATAGGAGTTCGATGCGTTGCAACCGATCGCGACCGGACCCCATGCGCCTGGCGTGGTCGCAACGGATGGTTGGATGACGTAGCAGCCGTTGCCACTGATCGCGGCTGCGCCGCCGAGAGAGACCAGGCCACTAACATTGAGGGTAGTGCTGACCGATACACTCCCGGTCACGGCGAGGGTCGTCAGGAAGGCCCCGGACGCATTGAGTATGTGCGCGCCGCTGCCCGCATTGATCGTCGGCGCGGTGACAGTTGGAGCGGTGAGCAAATTCCCCGAGACCGTGCCGGACGCAGTGAGCGATGGGGCGGTGATTGCCGGGGCGGTGAGGTCCGTCGCGGTGAGCGTAATGCCGCCCGAGGTGTTGACGGTGAACCCGGCGCCCCCGCCGCCATGGTACTGTATATACTGACCGGAGGCGAAGTTGAGCTGCTGATTACCCGACGCGTTCGGCTCGGCGTAGAACTGCGCACCGGTGCCGAAATTCGTTCGACCGTTGACGGTCAGGTTGCCGGTAATGGTCTGGCTGCCGTTGACCGTGCCACCCGAATTGGTGGCGGCTGAGCCGGTGATGTTGATCGCGTAAGTGCCGCCGTCGTTCAACACCGGCTGCGCGCCGGAGACTGTCAGGCCGCCATTACACGCCGTCGTACCGCCCACGATAAGCGCGCCGCCGATCGATGTTCCGGCGTGGGTACCGTCGATCGACACCGCGCCGGTGCTCATGTTCCAAGAGAACGGCCGGAGACTGTCCCACGACCCGAACGGTTGGCCAGCCGCCGTCTGCATGAAGAACGTGGAGGAGCCGTCGTTATGGATGAACATGGCGCGCCCGCCACCGATGGCGCGGAATTGAGCGCCGCCTTGGTCGGTGCCCTGTGCGGTGATGCCACCTGACGCGGAGAACATGCCGCCACCCGAGGCGATAGCCCCGCCGGCGGAGATGTTCGCGGTGACGTTTGCGCTGCCGCCGACGGTCAGATCGCCGGTCGTGGTTTGTCCGCCGACGCCGACGTTCAGCGACGAGACATTGGTGAAGCCGTCGGTCCAGTAGAGATACCAGAGATTGTCGTTGGGCACGGTCAGCGTTGTCCCGCCGCCAGCAGTCAGGGTCAGTATCTGCCCACCGGTGGTCGCGTTCCGCACGTAGCCGATTTTCTGCACGTTCGGCATGTGAATATTGCAGGCGCTCGCCAACGTGCCGATGAAAGTCTTCATCCGATAGCGCCGCTCGTCGGGCACACCATTGCCAACGGTGAGCGTGTAATCGAGCCGGTTGGAGATATCGATTGTCACGAGCCCGTCGAGCGACTGGTCCTCCAAGGTCGCGTTGGTGCTGTTCGGCGCGCCCCAGGAATTGCGAATCGACGGATCGAACGGCTGCAGCACCGCAAAGCCGTTCGACTGGGTATACGTAGTCATGCGGCTCTCCTATCCGCGTCGGACATGCCGCGGCGGCGCATCTCCTCACCCTTGGCCGCGGCTAGGTGTTTCGTGAAGAGCGCTTCCCAGCTGAGCGCCTGGCCGGTTTCGTCGGCCGCAGCGCCGTAGTTACGATTGAGCGCGCCCGCAAGAAATACGCAGATCGCCGCCTGCAGCAGCTCGGGATACTGACGCGACAGATAGGTTGAGGGATTGGTTACGCTCATCGGTGAGGCGGCAAACAACCCACCGAGTCTGACCGTGTAAGCATTGTCCGGCGTTGGTGCGATCACCACGCTGGTCGCGTCACGCAGCGCCCAATAGCGCCCGCCCTGCCAGGTCAGCGATGGCATCATGGTGGTGAATTCGTTGGGCCAGACGCGATCGATGAAATCGATGCTGACCCGATCGAAGGGAATCAGCCCGCCATTGACCACCAGGCGAAGCACTTCCGGCGTAACCAGCGGCAGCGGGGTCGCGGACAGATCGATGACACGCGATCCCGTGGTGGTCGACGCAGAACTGTCCTCGACATACGACGCGATGAAAGGAATTTCATGGTAGATGCGCGTCTCGGCGGTACTTACGGCAATCGGGAACTGGGCGAGGAACAGCGTGTCGTAGACCGGTGTGGTTGGCACAGGCGACGGCAAACGCCCCATTGCAATGGCACAGGATTGCATCAGCGAGGACCAGGTTTGCTCAGCCATCGTGGATGTCCATCAACGCGCCCGCCAGCCGATTGTCGTCGGACGCACCTGACTGCCGATGTTGAACCCCTGAGTGAATGCGTCGCGCTTAAACCCGCCAGCCGCACCTCCGCCGGCACCGATCGCGCCCTCTGACCGCCGCGCGCGCCAGGGCAGCAGAAACGCCAACAAAAGTGCGCCTAGCGAACGGCGACTAAGTAACGCTCTCATCCGGTGCGTCCGTTGATAAAGGCGGTGATGGTGCCAGTCGTCTTGGTAAAGCAGGTCGTTGCACTGGAAACCACCGCAGTGATGCCGGTGGAGAACACCTGCGGTGGCCCCGGGGAATAGTCGATCTGTGCGTAGCTCGACGCCGGTAGCGGCACGCACGCGAGTGGCGTGACTGCGCCATCTGCTGGTGACGTGGTGGAATTCAGCACCAGCAGGAACCCAGCAGTCGATGTCAGGTTGGTCGCGTAGACGCTGTACAGATTGCCAGCGCTGGCCTTCAGCACGTGATTATTCTCAGCCGCACTGGAAACCACAGAAGTAATACCGGCGGCGGAGGCGGACGTCGGCGCGACGGTGGTCTGCACCGGCGTCATGCCGGACGAGCCCTGCACCGTCCACGGACCAGACGCCTGAGTGACGGCGCCGATCGTGTTCGAGCCCGGCGGCAACTGGGTATTCACGGTGACCAGCGTGTTGCCGCCGCTGTCACACTGCACCGGCGAAGAGCGGGTGGAGGTAATAGCGGTCGGCGCGGTGTTGAACTGACAGCCGGTGAGAATGGCGTTGGCCGGGGACACCGCGTTCTGCCCGGCAAAGTCCAGCACCGCCCCACCATTGCCGAGCAGGTTCACCGTCGCCTTCAGATTAGCCGCAGTCGCCTGCGCCACGGTGGCATTCAGGTTGGCCGCGGTGGATTGGCTGACTACGAGCGCCGTGCCGTTGGCACCGGTGTTGGCGAGCGACACCTGCAGGGGAGTGGTGGACGTGCCGACCTCGGTGCCGGAGGCGTCACGCAGGTTGGAAAACAGCGCCCGCTGCGCCGTCACCTGAAACGCACCCTGCTGCCCGGTAGTGAGTGCGTTGGAGGTGGCGGTGGTCTGGAAAAAGCCGCCCACCAGGGTCTGCGGCGAGGTGCTGGCGGTGAAGGTACTCTTGTCCGCCGCTGTCGTGGTCGTGCAGCCGCTGTCGCAGACGATGTGCAGATTGGTGCCGGTGGCCTGGGACACCGTCGCATTCAAGTTCGACGCCGTCGACTGGCTTACCTGGATCGGCGTCATTGAGGCGATGCCCTGGACTGTCATCACGCCGGTGTCTGACGTCCCGGCAGTGCCTGCTCCCGTCGCCTGCGTCTTTAGGTTCGACGCGGTGGCCTGGCTGACATTGGCATTGAGGTTCGCCGCCGTGCTCTGCACCACAGTCGCGTTCAAGTTGGCCGCTGTGCTCTGCGCCGCCGTCACCAGCACCGCCGTGCCATTGGCTGCCGTGTTAGCCAGTGAGACCTGTACCGGCGTGGTCGAAGTGCCGATTTCCGTGCCCGACGCGTTGCGCAGGTTGGTGAACAGCGCGCGATTCGCGGTGACCTGAAACGCGCCCATCTGGCCGGTGGTCAGCGCGTTGTTTGTCGCGGTGGTCTGAAACACGCCACCGATTGGCGTCTGCGAGGTGGTGCTGAATGTAAAGGTCGACGCGTCGGCCGGTGCGGTCGAGGACGAGCAACCGCTGTCGCAGGAAACATGCAGGCTGGCGCCAGACGACTGTGCCACGGTGACCGCCGTCCCCGAGGCGATGCCCTGGATGGTCTGCACGCCGGTGTCAGGCGTGCCTGCAGTACCCGCGCCGGTGACCTTAGCGTTCAGGTTCGCTGCGGTACTCTGCACCACGGTCGCGTTAAGATTCCCGGCCGTCGCCTGCGACACCTGCACCGGCGTCATTGACGCGATGCCTTGGACCGTCAGCACGCCCGCGTTGGCCGTGCCGGCGGTGCCGGCACCGATAACGGTCGCGTTCAGATTGGCCGCCGCGGCCTGACTGACGGTGACCGGTGTGGCGTTGGAAGCAGTGTTGGCAAGCGAGACCTGCAGCGGCACAGCAGCGACCCCGGCCTCAGCCCCCGTTGCGTTGCGCAGGTTGACATGCAGTGCGCGGTTAATCGTCGCTTGCACCGCGCCCATCTGACCCGAGGTCAATGGATTGGACGTCGCCGTCGTCTGATATACCGCGCCGATCGGCGTCTGCGATGACGAGCCGAAGGTAAATGCCCCCTGATCGGCCGGCGCTCCGGTAGCCGAGCAGCCACTATCGCAGACCATGTGCAAATTGGACCCGGTGCCTTGGACAGCGGTGACCGTGCCGGATACCGTCGCCAGCAAATTGCCGGCGCTGGCATTGTTGACGATCAGCGGGGTCATCCCCGAGATGCCTTGCACCGTCTGCACCCCGGTGTCAGCGGTGCCTGCGGTGCCGGCGCCAGTCGCCTGCGTCTTCAAATTCGCCGCGGTGGATTGGATTGCCGTCACAGACCCGCCGGCTTGCACCGAGACAGAGACCGGGGTCATGCCCGCGATACCCTGGACGGTCATCACGCCAGCATTCGCCGTACCCGCTGCCCCAGCACCGACCACGGTCGCGTTCAGATTTGCCGCCGTCGCGTTGTTGACGATCACCGGCGTCATCGACGCGATGCCCTGAATCGTCAGCACGCCAGCGTCAGCAGTTCCTGCGGTACCCTTACCGGTCGCGAGCACAGAGAGTCCAAGCGTCGCAGAAACCGGCGCGCAGGTGTTCGGATCAGTCGCGTCGCAGGTAATACCGCGGTTAGAGAACTGGCCGCCGATATTGGCCTTCACGTTCATCTGCTGATTGGCGCCGTCGGCGTCTTTGATCTTCAGTCCGTCGGCGTGCGCCGGGACCGATACCAAGAGCAGGAGAAGAGCAACGATCCATCGCGCCATCACGAGATCACCGGTAGGTATTGCGTATTGTCTGGGTCGGAGAAATCCAACTGCCCTTGCTGCCCACCCGGAGGCACCGGCGTCGTTCCAGGTCCCGCGTCGACCATGATCGGGACGCCCTGATCGTCGGTGATGATGTTGCCCTGATCGTCGGTGAGATACGCGAACAGCTCAGCCGGCGGTGGTGGCGGGGGTGGTGGTGGCGCCGCCTGTCCCCGGTCAAGCATGATCGGCTTGCCGAGATCATCGGTGATGACGTTCCCCAGGTCGTCGGTCAG